AACAATACTGCTTCCAATCCTGATACATTAATGCCCTCAGATAGGATGCTATGATGTAGCACAACAAACTTCTTAGATGAGTCTTTGCCCCAGGCATTTAGAGTATTAAAAAATACCTCACGATTTACTTTCTTGCCGTCAATCACTGCTCCAGTCTTGGCAGTAATAAACATCCAAGAATACCCACGAGATTCTAATTTTGAACAGAAATCAGTTTCTGATACCAGTGCCACAATCTGTTTGGTTGCCTTTGCACAAATCAAAATCTTATCGACTTGATTATCAGCAATGGTTTCCAGCAAATTGTTTGCATCACGATCATAGTTGGTCTGTTTGCCAGTTACCATCTCCAGTTGCTTTACAATCACTTTTGGTGGCAAGATATACCCAGCAGAGACTAACTCAGGAGCAGGAACTTGGCAGATAACTTTACCATAAACCTGTGAATCATTCATGCCTGGTTTGCCCACAGCAAGTGAATGTTTGGGAGTTGCAGTCATAAAGTAGCAACGATTTGCATTTGCAGCAAAATGTTCTGTTGCAGGGAAAAAGTCACGACGAACTGAATTATGTGCCTCATCAAAATATATTGTATCCACATCAATCTCAGCAGAAACTAAACGTGAAAGAGAGTGATAGGTTGTGAATATTAACTTGTGACGTGAGTTGTTGCTCTCTACCCAGTTGCGAATAGCAAGTGGTTTAGTTGAACTTTCGTGATGAGTTTCACCTGTGTGGATATGAAACACCGCAGCATCAATGATGAACTCAAGGAACTCACTCGATAACTGCTCTGCTAAAAGTATCCTGGGTGCCACAACAACAATGGTCTGTGGAGTTTGTGACTGAAACTGCCTTACAGTATCAGTAATCATATTCAGAGTCTTTCCACCCCCCGTAGGAACAATTAGTTGACCTTTTTTGTGTTGCTGCATTGCAACATCACCGCGTTCTTGATGTGGGCGAAGAGGTTTATCAAGTTGCATTGAGGTTGTGCTCATACTATAAGGACACTTTCAGGGGCCCAGAACTTAAATTGATTCATTCAAAGATTTAAGTTGTTCTTGAATCATTTTCATTGCACTACGACTATATCCTACCGCATAAGGATAAGATTTTTCACAATCGTCATCATTTGAATCTACATTACAGCACACATTAATTGCACTCTCAAGTCCCTCAATCAGAGTCTCAAGAGTTGTTGCAGGGATAGTTACATTTTTCATAATCATAACGAACAGGGTTCACCAAACATTTCAGAGTAAAGGTCTAAATCAAAATCATTCCAGCATTGATTTAGGAATAAAATTTCACGTTTTTGAAACTCAACTTCTTTTTGTGCTTTGGTGTAAGCATTACGAGCATCATAGAGTTTTCGTTGGATTTCAAGTCTGGTCATTTTGAGTGAAGTGCTTATACTATAAGGACACTTTCAGGGGCCCAGAACTTAAATTTATTTCTTTTTAGGGTCCAGTTTTTGGTTGATAATGTGCTGCTGGTTTATCTCTACCTTTTATAATATCAGATTCAAGTCTTTTACCTGCTTGTACCATACGCTTTTTTTCTTTTCTGGTATATTGATATTTGGTCATCCTCTCATCTTTTTCACCTTTTGGTTCTGCTTCTTTCTTATTAGAGAGCATTTTAGTTGCTGTTTTCTCAAGTTCTTTCGTTCTTGGTTTTGCCTTAGGTGCATCTTGTCCTGAACTTTTTGCTGCTGCTCTTGCCTTAGCTGCCTTCATACGCTCTTCTCTAGCAGCAGCGGATGCCCTTGCTAAAACATCTTTACTTCCACGTTCTTTTGTTGGTTCTTGAACTCTTGTAGATGCTGGTTTTGGAGTACCTATATCTTTACGTGGTTTATATGGTTTTGCAGGTAAAGTAGTGCCTCCTTCTCCTCTTTTTGTTCTTGTTCTTTCTGGTGCAGTTTTTCTACGTTCTGCACCTATTCTTCCTCCTGCACCAGTACGGATTACTTGTGCCCCAGACATAAAGGCAGCATCGTAGGCTTCTTCAATAAATTTAGCAAATGTCTTCATCTTTTACTATAAACTCTTTTAGATATTTAGTCTTCCTCATCCTCCACAACTACATTATCTTCTGCCAGTTTATCTTGAGATGCCTTACTACCAACAGAAACAAGGTCATTCTCATAAAAGTATGCAACTCTCTCACGACGAGTAGCAATTAGAAGGTCATATTCTTCTTGTTGTTGTTTTGTGTACTTAAACTCTTGTCGTCTCCAAGTTGCCTCAAGTTCACGAAGATGTGGCAATACATTTACAGTGTCGGTCATTTGTTTAGAGGTGATTTGTAGAAACGAGTGAATGCAGTTACAAGAATAATCAGTGTGGAAATAACACCAACAAAACCCAAATAGGTAACAGCGTCACCAGTGAAATTCAAAGTGTCAAGATTCATTATCGTATGAGTTCAAGATAGTTGTAACCAATCAATTTGCGACCTTCGTGAGTGTCTGTGTCTACTCTAACACCTTCACTCTCAAGTTTCTCAAGTCTTTGGTTTGTTGCAGTATTCAGTTTAGTTGTCCAAGAAACTTTTTGAGTCATTAGTAATCAATGTTGGATTTGAGGTATTCATCAAATTTGAACTTGTCGGGTTCATTCATTTCTTCTACGAAATCAAAAGAAGAGAACTCTTCAATTGAAACATCATCAAAATCATCCATTTAGTTTTGAGTTGTGTGCTTACATTATAGGGACACTTTCAAGGGCCCAGAAGTTCTCATTTATGACTTTCTTTAAAAAGTTTCATTTCTTCCCAATCTTTTTTATACACAATCACGCATATATCAGCAGCGCGATGTGCTCCCACAGAGGTGCATACACTCGCATATTCCTCACAAATGAACCGAATTTCTCCGATCCATTCTTTATACTGAACCACCACACCTTCGGCAAATACTGATTTCATAAAAATGCTGCCTCTAATGGTGTTCTTCGTATTTGCATTGAAGAATAAGGAGTTGTATTCTTAAAGTCTACAAGTTTACCAACGGTCTTACTGTTGATTGGAGCATAGAATTGTCGAGTTTTGGTGTTATAGAATCCCCATATGGATTTGATACCAGATCTGCCACAATAATCAAAATGAGTATCATTGACAATCCAGATAGATGATACATGAGTTTTGAAATCAGTTCGTTCATAATGATACCCTTTTGGGTTTTTGTGAGTAAAATCTGGAATTGAGTCAATAGATAGTTTCATTTTTTAGATTCAATAAAACTTTTGAGTTGTTGGATTTCTCCTTCATAATCAAGAATCTTTTTTTCTAAGTAATCAATACGAATTTGATGCTGCTCTTGAAGTTTACTGAGCATTTCGTTTAGATGTGTTACATTACTCATGTTACAAATACCTCAACTATTCTAGATTGTTGTTCATCCATAAGAGTAAACCTTTGTGCCTTTGTAATATTTTCACGCAATTTTCCAAAATATTCATCATAACCTTTATATTCATAATGATTTGATATTAAATCAAAACACTCATCGTTATTTTCAGCAATCACATTCCATAATCCTCCATATTCTGAACTCGGAAATGAAATTGCATGTGGCACAATATACAAGAACTTCATCATTTATCGTAATTTACTCCATCATTATAGAAGTTTTCATCACCTTCGTCAAGTATATTATCACTCGCAACAAATAAGAAACTCATTCCAATCATAATCAAAACCACAAGAGCAATAAAAGGAATCATTTCTTAAACCCATAATAAACTGCCTGAGCAATAATGTTCGCATAAGAATGTGAAACTAAATTAATACTTCGGTCAATTAGATAGTCCTCGGCATCTTCTGCCATAGACTCTATTTCTTCGTGTGAGAGATAATCAAGGTCAATCATTTGTTTTTTGGTCAAGAACGAACTCTTCTAAAATGTAATCACAGGTAACTTCATACTTTGCTGCTTGAGATTCTACCCAGGCAAAGAAGTCATCAACTTCTTTATCAACTTGTTGGCCTTTACGAGATTTGTTGTAGGGAATCATTTGCATCCAGGGGAAAAGGATTTGATTTGTTCGCAGATTTGTTGTTGACGATTTTTATAGGCACTAAACATCTTATCATCACGTTGAATAAGAAATACCTGCCATGCTCCCATAGCAACAAATAGAAGGGCAAAAGTGATGATATACTTAGGTGGAAGGTTCATAATTAAGCAGCAACAGGAACAGAAATCTCGACTTGTTGTAGAAACTTATCATCCCAACGTCTGTTATTGTAACATACCCATTTGCCATTCGTAAATAGATAGGCATACTCTTCATTATTCCCAATATACTTACCAAAGGTAGCATCAAGACGAGGAGGGCAATCTTCACCCCTGGAAGAATAATAAAGAGCACCTGTAGTTGGAAGAACTTCATTATTCCA